GAACAGTAATCGTCTGGCCGGGTGATGCGGACTGGTAGGCAGCCACCCAGTCAAAAGCCATAACGTTACTCCTTCCGCTTATGCGGCGGTGTACTTGATAATGCCGTTAGTGCCGTCGAAGTCAACGTTGATGACTGCGTCAGTTACAGACTGCGCGCCAAAATCAACGTAGCCGATGAGTTCGTCTGCTGAGGATGCACCACCACGGGCCTTGTAAATGACTCCATAGCGGAACGCAAGTGGCCCACCGGTAATCGTCCATGACACATCAGCGCCAAGTAGACGAATTTCATTGGACGCACCATCCACCGTGACAGATCGAGAACCAATCGTTGCTCCACCTGCGGTATAGCCCGATCCGCCCGAAGCTTCATTGGCACCAAGATCATCACGGAAGTCATGAGCATCCTGATCAGGCGTGTATGACGAGGTATACAGGCCAATCTTGATAGTGTCTGTATCCCAGTCGATATCACCCTCGTTCAGATTCTTGACACCGTTCAGGTAAAGCTTGGCAGTTGCCATAGTGCTTTATTCCTCCATTCGTGTACACAAAACAATATGATCTTACCAGAAATTCGTCATTACTCTTCAATGACTTCTTCAAGTAGCTCTAGCAAATTTCCTTGATCATCTCTGGTAATAGTTTTCTTGACTTTCTTGGGGTGAAAATTCTTCGGTTCGCGTTCCGCAAGACGAGCTTCCATTCTGACAATCTGTTCAAGAAGAAGCTGGACTTCAGATGTCTGCGGCGCTGGCTCATCTCTCTCCTCGGCCATCTTGAAGACGTACTGCTTGATGTCGTCTGGCTCTGCGTCCTTGCGAACGTAGAGGATTCTGTTCTCTGGATCGTAAACAGCCGGTGGGTCGTCATCAAGAGGCAGTTCATCGACACGCTCAATGATCCACCCGGAAAGGTCAATACGTTCCTGACCTCGGTAGTACATACCCTCTGCGTTCACGCCTGCTGCCGACGCTGTTGGCGGCGTAGGAGGCGGTTGCAGGATAGGCTGGATACGCTCCATCTTGTCGAGTCGCTGCTCGAAATCCCGCTCGGAGGCCGCATGACTCAGCAGCGGCAGTCCGAGACGTTCAAGGAGTTCTCGCATATCGACCGGAAGATCGAACACACCTTCCTTGTTTGCTACGGCTGTGATGATGGCTCTCATCGTATCAAGGTCTTGAGGGTCAAAACCGGTGGTAACTTTCTCACATGTTGCTCCACCCGGACCAAAGTTCGCTTCGAGCAACTGAGGAATCATGTACCGGTTGATGTGGTCATCGATCTCCTGCATGACCACATACTGAGCCGCCTGGAAGATGTCTCCAAACGTCTCGGCAACGTTACGCGAGCTAGACCCTCCCTTCCCCTCTACCAGTGCTTGCTCAGGCACCATCACTGAACGGAGCTTTTGCACGTCGAGGTATTCGAATGTCTGGTTAAGGGCTTCGAAGTTGGATTTTGTCTCCATCTGTTCCGCTGTCCATTCGCGCATGTTAGTAGGCCGGTCGTCTGCGTACCCACGTACGACCATGGATGGGAAAGAGACGTTTGCTCCTGAACGCAACTGCTCAGCCACAGCAAGTGCCTCGTCTCCGAGGTCGATCAGGTTGCCTTCATCATCGATGCCGTCGTCTGCCGGGTGATACACGATGACCGGCGGGTCAGCCCATCGTTCGAAGGCTCGGTCTGCGAGAGTAAACTTGTGCCAGTAGCTCCACCAGTAACGGTAGGCATACCCGATGCGTGGGTAGCCCCAGAGGGAGCCGAATACGGAATCCTTCTCGTTCGTCGCCCACAATGCCCAGTCTAGAGGGATGTCTGCAACCTTACCTGAGGCGCTGCTAGAAGGAGAGAACCCAGACATTCCAAAGGCCCCAACGCCCCCAGAGGGAGCGAAGTCAATGCCTGAGAACTCTCCCTTAGCGTTCCAGTGAGGAGTAGCACCGCGAGGAGAGAGAGCGAGGAACGGCTTCCACGTGAGAGCATCTACGCCCTTGTCCCAAACGTCCTTCTCTTCACCAGTCTCGTTGTCCATGTACGTCCACTGAGGACGGGTCAGTTCGAACCTCTTGACCATTGGCGAGAAGCCGAAGTCAAACGAGTTGGTATACGCCATGATGAACCGGGCGTAAATCTTGCGGAGCGCGTTGTCAATGAAGGCAGCACGCTGCGGATCAGCCGACTTGATAAGCCACGGCGCTCGGATCAGCGGTACCTTGACAAACGTCAGCCCGAATGCTAGCATCGGGTCACGGCGCATCTGCTCCAACTTTGAGATCGGAATGCGCTGGACATCGAACGGCTGGCCCAGAACCTCTGCCGCATAGTTCCAGTTGATCCACGAGCCAGATGATGTCTGAGTAGTTGGTCGGCGCTCTTGTGACAGTCGCTTGGTTAGACGGTTACGAACGTCTCTGTCACCACCTTCAGCGAAATTTGCCTCACCCAGGCGGTCGTCCGGATTCGGTGTCTTGGGCATAGGTTAGATCATACCTTTCACGTGAGGTCAACGGGATCATCAAACCGAGAAGAAGCGGAGGTCGGGAGATACCTCGGCGCACCGGACTTCACAGGACTCTTAGTATAGCGTGCAGAACCGGCCCGTGGTTTCTTCACCTTGGTGCTCTGTCTGCGTAGGATGTACTTCATGTTTTCCACGAAGTAACGGAAATTGGACATGATGTGGTTAAAGTCGTCCACAGGAGTCTCAGGATCGTCCACCATGCCTGCCTTCTTCTCCGGATAGTGGTACGCGTCGAACTCCAAAGGCATGACCTTGCATCGAATGATGTCCACCGCGAACATGTCTGCCTTCAAGATGTGGTTAGCTGACTTGATCTGCTCCTTGATGTCGCGGGTGCAGAAAAACGAGGTCGGCATGCGTAGGTTCACCCAGTCTGCTCGCGCTCCCAGGTTAGCGGGGTCAGCGAAGCGTCTCTTGACTTGGAACTCCGGATGAATCTCGCGCCATGAATCCTCTCGGTTTTGAACCATCTTTCCAAGTTCAGTATTACCCATGCGAGCCTTGTAAATCTCATCGAATGCCACGTAGGTTCCTGAGTTCAACACCTTCGTCGGATTACCACGCACATCGTTGAAGCCATGGACAAGCAGGTCGCGGTTGAGATGCTGGTACCACGTGACACCAGCGGGGTTATCCGTTCCCCAGTCCACAGACATGTAGACATCGCCGTACTCAGGCTTCGGGTCGTACCACTTGATCCCGTAGCGCTCCTTGTTCCATGTCTTGAACACCATGCCTCCAACCTCAGGCTTACTGCATTCCTGCTGCGCCTCCCAGGTGTCTTGGTCGGACTCCATGAAGGTCTTGTGAAGGTCGGCCAGTTCGATGAACCCTTGAGAGCGAGCGAGCTTGCCTTTGCATACGTCTGTAAAGCGTCTCTGGGTGCCGTCCTCCCACTTTCCGTTGGCGATCTGATCGCATTCGCACCTCTCATCTGCTGGCAGGCCAGGATTGGCTACCTGGCAGTTAGGTACATTCTTCGCTGACTCGAAGACGCACCACACATACAGCTTGTAGGGAGGTCGTCGTCCCTCCGCCTCAGCGCCTGCAATCTTGTCCAAAATCTGCTGCATCGGCCCCGCCGCACGCTTACGAGTCGAGGTGATCCAGTCCACCGCAGGATGCCCGTCCTTGGATTGGCTCATGTTGCGTGACTCCTGGAACACGGACGGGTCCATAAGTTCTACCTCGTCGGCGTGAACACCGTTAGGGTGGGGACCATTGACAGCAGCGACCGTACCTGGTACGATTTCTACCTTGGAGCCATTTTGAAAGCTCGTCTCGGACTCGATGCTCCGGATGACCAAAGGATGCTTGCCGACTTCCTTGACGTTCCCGTGGCGCATGATGATCTTGCGGAGATTTTCGTAAGCTCGCTTCGACTGTGCCTCAATCGCGCCGACGCTCATGCTTTCGAATCCTGGTTTAAACATTGAATTCAGGAAGTGGAGAAGAGCCGACACCATGGTCTTTGATCCACCACGGTTAGCCATGGCGACGGCTGAATTAACCCGATTGAAATACAAATCGGATAGAAAATCGAAAGGAGTAGAGTGATCTTCGCAGACTTTTACGCGCGGAATATCATAAGCGAGATTCTCCTTAATCCAGGCATGCAATTCTTCGTCATTTTGCGGACCAGTGTCCGCAATACCCTTCTTAAGTTGTTCGAGGTATCGCGCGGTCGTCCGCAAGTCGTCCGTCTTCAACCTCGACAAAGCTTCCATCAATGATGTCATCTGAGATGACTCCTGCTTCGCGGAGTTCGAGGAACGTTCCTGCGACGAGCGTGA